CTTTAGGTGGAACAATTGGTTCTGCTCAAATTGCTGATGACGCAATTACATCAGCTAAAATTTCTGATAACCAAGTTACTACTGCTAAGATCGCAGACAACGCAATCACAACTGCTAAAATTTCTGCACTACAAGTTACTGCAGATAAAATTGCACAATCAACTATTACAGCGGCTAAATTAGCAACAGACTCTGTTGGCCCTGATCAACTAATTTCAACAGGTGTTACAGCAGGATCCTACACAACTGCAAACATTACAGTTGATGCTGACGGAAGAATTACGGCTGCGTCTTCAGGTGCTGGAGGCGATGGAGGATACGCGTGGTCAGAAGGTGCACTCGCTTTGAATCCTGGTAATGCAGAACAAACATATACAGCTAACCCATCTGCTACAGGAGTTTTAGTTTACGCAATTGGCGGAGGCGGAGGAGGAAGAAACTTTAATCCAAGTAATCCTCCTACACAATGGGGAGGACACGGTGGTTTTGGTTATTACAAAGGTCCTATTAGTGCACCTGCTAGTCATGTTTTTTACGCAGGAAATGGTGGAGCTGGTATGTTTGATGGTCAATCAGGTCAATCAAGTTATTTTGGACCTGCTCCAGCTAGATTACTAATTGCTACTGGAGGAGCGGGTGGAGAAGGGCCTCCAGGATCTCCTGCAGGTGCAGCAAGCCCAGGAACAATGCCTACAGGTACAGTTAATTTGTCACTAACTGCATCACCTGGTTATCCAGTTGATCAAAACTATAGACGAATAGGAGCATATATTGGACTTGGTTCACCTGGCGACATAGGTAACGGTGCTGTAGCTTCTGGCGGAGCAAATAGCAATAAAACAGGAGGTCCAGGTTTAATAGCAATTTACGAACTATTACCCTAACAATTAAAATATATGGCATACGTATTTACAAACAAAACACCTACACAGCTTGTTTTTGGATCTAAGGATTTAGAACAAGCATCCCTACAATATCCAGGTTGGGTAAGTTATCAAAACGGACAAGCTGGAGAAATGTTTACTGTTTCTGATGCTGATTTTGTTTTACTTCAAACTCAAGAAAAAAAATGGAGTCATAATGGGACAAATTATGTTCTTTTAGATTCTACAAGAGTTGGTTTTAATAACAATAAAGAAATGATGGATATTGAGATTAATGAGAGAGTTAACAGAATTAATGAGATTTTAGGCAAGTATGAATCTAATAGTTTCGGAGCAGAATTACAAGCTTATAAAACAGTTTTACAAAATTTAGACACTAGCTCAATTTCATATCCTTTAACTACTACCTTAGAAAGATATTTAATAAATCAAGGTCATTCTATAGTTGGCACTTTACAAATGGTCTAAAATAAAATAAAAGCAACATATGCTTTTACAAAGATATATTGGACAATTTCATAATGCTCTAAATTTAAAAGTACTTTCAACTTTAATTCGTTTTGTTTCATCAAGAAATTTTGAAAAAGGAAAAGTAGGTGATGGAAAACCTATACTCAATGAAAATGTTAGGAAGGTTTGGATGTATCATTTGGCTCCCTTGAATGAGTCCTTATCTGATTGTCATTGGGCTAGGTTTTTAGATTGGAAAATAACAGGATTGATGAATGAGTACTTAATAAGAAACAATTTACAAAACTATCATAAAATTCAAAATGTTAATCAAATAGATTTATTAAAGTATCAAGAAGATCATTTTTATGCATTTCATGTAGATGGTGGAAAAAGTTTTGAAAGAACTTTAAGTTGTGTATTATTTTTAAACAATGATTATGAAGGAGGTGAGCTTTGTTTTAAAAATACATTTGATGATGAAATGTTAGCAATAAAACCAAATCCTGGAACTGTAGTTATTTGGCCAAGTAATATGTTGTTTCCACATGCAGTTAAGCCAGTAACAAAAGGAACAAGATATTCAATTGTATCATGGGCACACTAAGAAAAGATTTTAAATATAAAATCATTAAAAATTTTTTATCAAAACAAGAAATTGATTTAGCAAAATCTTATTTTATTATGAAACATAGATCAAATACAAAAGATTTTGATTTTAATCAGTTATCAAATACTACATGTGATAGTTATTGGTATGGAGACCCTTTAGCTGAATCTTTTTTATTAAATAAATTAAAATTAATGGAAAAAGAAACAGGTTTAAATTTAAATCCCACTTATGCTTTTGCTAGAGTTTATACTTATCTTGCTGTATTAAATAAACATATAGATAGACCTTCGTGTGAAGTGTCTGTTACAGTAATGGTTGGGTCAAGTGGCGAAGATTGGCCAATTTACATAGACGGCAAAGAAATAAATTTACAACCAGGAGATGCTGCAATTTATCTTGGTTGTGAAGTTGAACATTGGCGAGAAGAATTTAAAGGAGATTGGCACACTCAATTTTTTTTACATTATGTAGATAAAAATGGTCCTAATAAAAATCTTATAGCGGACGGCAGACAATTTTGGGGGGTAAATCCATGGAAATCAAACTAAATAAAAAAGGTGATGGAGAAATAAGTTTTTCTTGGAAGGAAATTTGGATTCTTATAAAAAATAAAAAGTTTATAATAAATGAAGATTTCATAGATGCTTTTACATCAACTTTAATACAACTAAAAATACAACTTGTTGAAAAAAGAAAAAAAGAACAACAAGAAAAACAAAAAAAAGATGTTGAGTAAATATATAGAAAAAGAAGTTCTTGTTCCTTCTTTTTTAATTGAGTTAACACTTAATGTAACAAGTGTTAAAGACGATCTTATCAAAACGATAGAAAAGGGAATATTAGAAAATTCTAATATGAATTATAAAACAAATGTAAAAGGTCAAATGACCCATTGGAAATATTTTAATTCAAATCAATCTTTTTTAAGTGTTTTAGATCAAGGGTTTTTTGAAATTGAAAAAAATATGAAATTAAAAGAAGGACATATTTTTGATGCATGGGGCATAAAAATTTTTGATAGGGGCTATACTGTTTATCATAACCATTCAGAAGCTTTATATTCTGGAATTTTATATTTAAATGATTCCGAACAAGTAATTCATTTCCCTCAATTAAATATAGAAATTAATCCTAAAGAAGGTAGCTTTTTATTTTTTTCTTCTCATCTAATACACGGTACAAAAAATTATAATTTTAAAAATATTAAATATGCTATCCCATTTAATTTTAAAGAAAAAAAAAGCTGGGATTAATGATTGAAAAATTTAATATAAACACAACTTTAATTAAATATAAATTTTCAAACCATTTAAATATTAAAAACAAATTAATTAATTTAATTAATCAACAAAAAGCTGAAAAAATAAATACACAAGATTTATATTATAATGATAATATATCTTTAACTGATTGGGCTGAGTCTTCTAATTTTACCATAGAATGGAAAAAATATTTTATAGTTTACTTTAATGAAGTTTTAAAACAAATTACACATACGTTAGGCTATGATACGTTTGAGATATGTAATTTATGGTTTCAGAAATATAATAAGAATGGTTATCATAATTGGCACATTCACGGTTGTAATTATACAGGAGTCTATTATTTAAATTTACCTAAAGGTAGCTCGGGAACTAAGTTATTAGACGATTATAATTTGAAAACTGTTTTTAGTATTGAAGCTAAAGAAGGAGATATGATTTTTTTTCCCTCTCATATAATCCATAAAGGTGATATACAGTTAATTGATCAAACAAAAATTATTATATCTTATAATATAAATTTTTTTAATATTAAAAAAGAAATATTAGATTATTTAAAAAACTATTAATTATGAAAACTATTTTAGTTACAGGCGGGAATGGAAGATTTGCTTCTGAATTAAAAAAAGCCATAAATTATATCTAATAAATACTAGTCTATATATTTAAAACTATAGGTGGTATAATATCGATATGCCATTAACAAAAGTACAAATAAGACCAGGATTTAACAAACAAGCTACGGAATCTGAAGCTATGGGTCAATGGACCGATGGTAACTTCGTAAGATTTAGATATGGGCAACCCGAAAAAATAGGGGGTTGGGAATCTTTGGTTTCAGGAAATCAAGCAAAGCTAGTAGGTGCAGCTAGAGATCAACACGTTTGGTCAGACATTGATGGACGTAAATATTCAGCCATTGGTACAAACAAACTTTTAGTCATTTATTACGAAGGTGCTTTTTATGATATTACACCTTTACAAACAGACAATTTTTCTACAGGTGCAAACATAACAACGACCAACGGATCAACAACTGTGACTATTACAACAGTAGCTGGTCATAATTTATTAGCAGGAGATATTATAACTTTTGCAAATGCAGGTTCTTTTACTTCACCTGACACAGATTACACAGCTACAGATTTTGATGATGTATTATTTGAAGTTAAGACGGTTCCATCAGCTACAACTTTTACAATACAAATGCCAACAGCAGAAACAGGAACAGGAGCGACTAATGATGGAACATTAGATGTAAATCCTTATGAACCTGTTGGACCATTAAATCAAACTTATGGTTATGGGTGGGGAACAGGAACTTGGTCAAGATTAACTTGGGGTTCAGCATCAACTGCATCAACTGTAATATTGGATCCTGCAAGTTGGTCTTTAGATAATTGGGGACAAATTTTAATTGCAACTATACACAATGGAAGGTCATTTACTTGGGATCCATCTGCATCAAACGCACTAACTACAAGAGCTGTTTTAAATACAAACATGCCAAGCAGATCAGTAATGTCCATAGTATCTGATAGGGATAGACACTTAATTCATTTAGGTACAGAAACAACTATTGGTCAACCAAGTTCGCAAGATAAAATGTTTATTAGATTTTCAGATCAAGAGGATTATGCTGTGTATGCACCAACTTCAGTAAACACAGCAGGAACATTTCAACTAGATGATGGAACTAAAATAGTGGGTGCTTGTAAAGGTAAAGACTACATAATGGTATTTACTGATACCGCAACTTATAGAATGGACTTTGTTGGCCCACCTTTTACATTTAGTATTCGTAAGGTTGCATCTAACGCAGGACTGATTGGTCAGCACGCTGCTGTATATGCTAATGGTGCTATGTGGTGGATGGGTGCAACAGGAGGATTTTATGTTTACGATGGTACGGTTAAATCAGTACCTTGTTTAGTGGAAGACTTTGTATTTACAAATAATGGAGCTGGAGATTTAGGTTTAAATTATAACTCAGGTGAAATTATATATGCAGGAATTAATGAATTATATTCAGAGGTTAATTGGTTTTATCCATCAACTAATTCTACGGTAATTGACAGATGTGTTACTTATAATTTTTCAGAACAAGTTTGGTATACAAGCTCACTAGATAGAACAACTTGGGAAGGTTCAACAGTTTATGCTTCACCTTTTGCAACGGATTACCAAGCATCTGAAGCTCCTACATATCCAACTGTTAATGGTGTTTCAAATGGTGCTTCTATACTTTACCAACATGAAACAGGTACAAATCAAGTTAATGTAGATGGTACGCAAACAGCGATTCCATCTTACATATTATCTGGTGAGTTTGACATAACAACGGATGGCGAAGGACAAAACTTTATGAGCGTATCTAGATTTTTACCAGATTTTAAATCCTTAAGTGGAGATGCTCAAGTAACCATATTTGTAAATAGGTATCCACAATCAACGGCTACGTCATCACCTTTAGGACCATTTACAGTTACTTCAACTACTCAAAAGATTGATACAAGGGCTAGAGGCAGATTAGCCGCAGTCAAAATTGAAACAGACGGATTAAATGAAAGCTGGAGATATGGTACTTTTAGTTTTGATGTAAGACCTGACGGAAGAAGATAATGGCAAAGATAACAGTATACATACCTGAACCTAAACAAGAATATC